GAGCTTGCTTGAAAGGATGGAGGATGAGATAGGTCCGGTGGAGGAAACCGGGTCTTCGCTTGCTGGATGCGAGGTTGGGGGATAGAAAGGGGGGCATACATTTATGATGAGCGACAAACAGCGGAATTCGTTGCAGGGCCAGATTGTTGAGGCTGTTGCACAGCGAAGCCCGTGGGAGATAAGGCAGACGCGGTGGTATGAGTTACGCCATCACGGATTGCGACGTACCAATAAGCCCTGGCCCAAGGCCGCGGATTTGCATTGGCCGCTCATCGATACGGCGATCGAGAAGCTCAAGCCGCTGTTCCTCCAGCAGGCACTTGGTATGGATGTTGTGGCCAGCTTTGTTCCGATGCGCCAGCAGTTGAATGCGTACACGAAGGTGGCGGAGGACTGGTTCAATTATAAGATCCGGGACAAGACCAATTTTACGGATGAGGTCTTGAGCTGGGTGGATTACACGCTGATGAGCGGGCGCGGCGTGATGAAGTGCTTCTGGAATCCTGGTGATAAGCGGGTGGGATTTGAGGCGGTGGACCCGATGTATTTCATTGTGCCGGCCTACACCGTGGATTTGCAGGATGCAGATTGGGCGGTGCATGTGATGCCGATGAGCGTGGGAGCGTACAAGCGGATGGCTGGGCAGTTCGGGTGGAAGAACGATTCCAAGACGATCGAGAAGATTCGGGGTAATCCGCAGCAGGACGATAACGTACCGGGGGCAACGACCGAGGATGCGGCAAAGAATTTGCGCGAGGGTATCACTTACACCACTAATACGGATGGGGTGATTGTGTGGGAGGTGTACAAGAAGCGGGATGACGGGGTGTGGGAGGTTTACCTGTATAGCCCCGCGGCGGTGGATCTTGATCTGCGGGATCCGATGGAGTTGCCATATGATCATGGCCAATGTCCCTTCGTGGACTTCCCGTATGAGATCAAGGACAAGGGATGGTTCAGCCCGCGTGGCGTGTGCGAGATCTTGGCTCCGTTCGAGTTGTCGATGACCTCGATGTGGAACCACAAACATGATGCGATGACGCTGTATAATCGCCCGCTATTCCGGGCGGAACGGGAGCTGCCGAACTCCATCAACTTGCGGTTCTCGCCCGGTCAGATCTTGCCGTATGGCGTGGCCCCGGTCCAGATGCCGCAGCCGCCGGTGAGCTTCGATCAGGAGCTGAACCAGACTCGGGCGGTGGCGGAGAACCGGATCGGTAGTCCGGATTACGCGATGGGCAGTGCGATGGGCGGGGGCAGTGACCGGCGGACGGCGACCGAGATCCAGAGTATCAATGCTCAGGCAATGCAGAGCGGGGATCTGCGGGCGCGACTATTCCGTATGGCACTGGGCAAGATGTACCGGCAGGCATGGGGACTTTATGTTCAGTATGATTCCAAGAGTTTACGATATCGATTTGCGGAGGATTCGTTGGATGCGGATCCGGTGGCATTGCACGATCAATATGAGCTGGAACCGAAGGGCGGTATGGACATGGTCAGCCGGCAGATGATGGTGCAGCAGGCCATTAACCGTAAGCAACTGTTCCAAAACAGCCCCTGGGTGGATCAGGTGGAGCTGGATAAGAGCATCATGGAGCTGGATGACCCGAGCCTGATCAAGCGATTGATACGGGATCCAGGTCAGAAGCAGCAGGATGAGTTGGAGGACGAGACCAAGACGATCCCGACACTGCTAATCGGCATACCGGTGCCGGCTAAACCAGGTCAGAACTTCGCGGGCCGTATCGGTGTGCTGATGCAGTACCTCAATGGAGCGATCCAGCAGGGTCAGCAGTTCAGTCCGGCTTCCAAGAATGCGTTTATGGTGCGGATTGATAGCCTGTTGCAGGGGTACGAGCAGGTGGCGACCAATGAAGCGCGGAAACTAAGGGCTGAGATCCAGAAGTTCCTGACCAGCAGCGGTTTGTTGCAGCAGCAGCAGCCCCAAATGCCAATGCCTCCCGCTGGACCGGAGCCGCAGATGGAGCCGCAGATGGTTCAATAAGCTATGACCTGCAAAGATTGCCGATATCGAGCCTCCGACAAGACCTGCCGGCGGTTTCCGCCCACCAGTAGGCCAACTTGCTGGCCCACTGTGTTGGATTTTGATTGGTGCGGAGAATTTTACGCTATGACCGCTATTATTGTGGAGCCTCAGCCCGTTTTGACCTCGATTCCGGTACAATCCCAGCCCCAAGCTCCGTTAATGGAGCAGCTTGAGGAGGGTGTGGCACCGAAGATCAGGTTCCAGAAGGCCAAGAGGCAGGAGAACATCAAGGAGTTGCAGGATTCACCCCTATTCCAATCTTGATATGGCCGAGTACCAAGGAAAGAAGGTCTCTTTAGGAAAACCCTTCTACACACCGGGCGAGACCAAGAAGAAAGCGGTGTACGTCCGCAATCCGAAGGGCACCGTGATCAAGGTTCGCTTCGGTGATCCCAATATGGAGGTTAAGAAGGACGATCCGGAGCGGCGCAAGAGCTTCCGAGCGAGGCATAATTGCGACACGGCGAAAGATCCTACGAAACCTAGAACGTGGTCATGCAAAGCTTGGTAATATGATCTCACTCATTTCACGAGTCCGCGCCGCATGGGCATTTGGCCGGCATCAATGCTGGGTCGATGCGCTTCCTTGGAATAGGGACGACGCGACCACCCTCAATAACTTTTTCAAGAGCGAGACCGGGAAAAAGTTCAAGGACGCTCTCCTGAACACTGTTCTTATGCAGAACGCTTCTGCAATTACGGACAGAAACCATTTGCAATACTCCTCTGGATTTGCAATGGGTCAGGCCAGTCTTGTGAAGGTCATCGAGATGATGGCCGACCGAGAATCAATTACGGGACAGGATGATGATCCGGATTCTGTCACGAATACATAGGATCAAAGTTGCGGTTGCTGCGTCTGTGCGGACCAGCAAACGAATAAAAGCACGATATGTCAGATGAAACAATGAGTGCCGATGCGATGCTCGCCTTGGCCAATGATCACGATGCTGGTGTCGATATCGACAGCCAATCACGGGAGCAGACTCAAAATAAAAACGAGTCAGCTTCGGTTGAGCAAGATTCCTCCAATGAGGGGAGTGCCAGTAAAGAGGTTGATGGTGGTGAGCAAGATGATGTAGGCACGAGCAGTAAGTCAGAGACCGATTCCAAGGCCAAGCAGAAGGAAGGAGATAAGCCGAAGGATCAGAAGAGCAAATTCGCCCAGGATCAGAATCGAAAGACTAAGACCTGGGAACAAATCAACGCTGAGAAGGAGGCCATCAGGGCCGATCGCGAGGCGGTGAGGCGTGAACGGGAAGAGTGGAGCAAGCAGCGGGAGCAATCCAGTGTTGCCGATACCAATTCTTTTCGGGACGAGAAGGGTTACACTGCGGAGGATTATGAGGCTGCGGCCAAGGAATTCGATGCGGATGGTGACTCTCAGTTGGCCAAAGCAGCGCGAGCTAAGGCTGATGGCGTCCGTAAGACCGTGAGTGTGAAGCAGCAGCAGGTTCAACAGGAACGCTTTACGAGGACTTGGTCAGATAATTTCAACAAGTTGTCCGAGAAGGAGACTTGGTTGAAGGATCAGTCTACGCCCGAGTACAAGCGAACGGTTGAGTTGTTGCAGCGCATTCCGATCTTAACAACGCTGCCCAATGGGTTAGCCCATGCGGTAGAATTGATGAAGCTCCAAGATACTGCGGGTCGATTTCAATCTGTAGAAGCCGAGAATAAGTCTCTGAAAGAACAGCTCAACAAGCTCCAGCAGAAGACCGCCATTGGTAAAAGCGTTCCGGCAGGACAACTCAAGACCGAGGAGAAAGATTTCTCAAGGTTATCCCAGAAGGAGCAACGGGATGCGCTCATGCGAGCGACGAGAGAGTTCGATCGGGAAAGCAACCAATAGCACAACCACAACTAAAATATGGCAGGCATTACTACTTCAACCACGCTTACAAACCAGTTCCAGAACTTCTTCAGCAAGGAGCTGCTCTCGATCGTCCAACAGG